TCTTACGGCTAATGATGTGATCGACTTGCAAGTTCTCATCATTGCCACAGTATCTGCATTGCCTACCATCACGAGCAAAGACTCGCTCTTTATGATTGCGATACTTACGGCTATTAAGTTTATCTATTGCCAATTGTATCGCTTCCAATGTTTGTAGGACTTACACCAGTTAGGCTGACCATCCTTAGTCAATCCATATCTATGTGCAGTATACCTGTTAGACCAATCAATCATAGTCATTGGGTCTAGGTCTTTATACTTAGTATTCCTCATTTGAATATAGCCATAGTGAGAACCATTAACAGCTTTATGATTCCATGCTGATTCTTTACCTATAAGAGCTGTAGCGCATTTGTAATTCTTTAATGTTAATTGAGATCGTAAATACTCTTTTGGTGTGAAGTCTTTTGCTACAGGGCTGTGTGCAGTATTGCATAAGACAATACTCGCCCCCATAGCAATCGCTACCACCCGAGCTATCCGCGAGGCGGCTCGTGCTGAACGCCTGAAGCGTTCTAACGATTTATAGCGTAGCATACCCATGCAAATCCATTTCTATAAGTGCTGGTCAGGACGGCGTGTCGTAATTGCGTCTAGTATTTCCTTTCCAAGTTCATAGGGAATCATTGAACGAAGTCTTGCATTTTTTAACTTTCCTGTACCACCTGCATTAGTACCAGCTGGTGATGATTCATGGCATGTAGCGCGTGGCTTACACATAGGGCGTGGAGTCCAACCTTGAATAGTTCCCCAGAGATCAGTTGGCTTCATTCGAGTATCACCATATTGGCAATAACTAACAGTCCATCGTGGCAAGTCTTTAACCACGTCTTGATGTCTGAGCATGCCTCTAGGATTCTCCATAATCCAGCCATGAGTAGGTTGTAATTCATTCATGAGATTAACTGTGTGTTGAACTAAAGCAATGGCTTCATAGACGGCTGGGTGCTTTGGTACTGACTTGCCCCTGGTGCCTTCCCAGTACTTCCATAAACTAGCAACGCTGAACTTCTGGCATGGTGGACTAGCCCATATAAAGTCAGGCTGACCATATTTAGCGATTAAGTCTGATGCTGTTAATTGTAGAATATCTCGTTCATGAGCTTCGAAGTATTCATCCATTTCAACATGGATAATCGTGTGACCAGCATTTTCAAAGGCTTTAGTGCTTGACCCTGTGCCTGAGAAGAAGTCATAAATAATCATTTATCGCACTTATCTGTTGAGTAGAACCCTTTACCCTTGAACACTAAGCCAGGTACTGAATAGATTCGATTAGCTTGTGCTCCACAATCTGTGCATCTGACTAAATCATGATCCATAGATAGTTCTAACTCCATCTGTGTATTACAGATAGGACAGCGATATTCATACATTGGCATTAGGCTCTTCTTTCTTGCAGGTGTTGCATCGCCACCATTTGATTTTCCAGTCACCACATTTATCACATCTTTCTGTTGCAGCATCCCAGTCAATATTGGGCGGAAGATTGTCATATTCAGCTTTCCTGAGTAACTCCACCAAAGCAGATAACGGTAAAAGTGCCGCATACTCAGACACATTTGCCCCTTGTCCGTTGCAACGAAGAACAACTACCCCAAGATTCCCACTCTTAGTTGTTCTCGCCCTGCTTTGGCGAAGCCACGCAAGCGGTGCGAATTTGGCAACTGCCTTCACCTCAAAATCAACTCCTGAGATGTTTAGGATGTCACCAGACGGATCAGCACCTCGACCTACCGTAGCGTATGGCCACCACTCCCTCAAGTAGTCTGCAACCAAGCGCTCAGTAGCTAAGCCTCTATTCCTGCGGTGATTGGTCATCAATCTCTTTCGATGTCTTGATGTTGATTTGGCTAACTGCATGACATCTTAGACAGGTAACAAATACCTGGTCATTAGCCTCTGGAGTAATAGCCACAGGCTCATTGCAAAGATCGCAATAGATAACAATATCCTGCGGTTCTTCGAACTCTCCGCCCATGACGGTTGCTGTGCCATCCTCAAAGATTACCATTTCACCCATGATCTAACTCGCTTTCTATGCCCTGAATGGTTAGGCAAGGATAAGATTGACCCACGCATATTTGGCAATACATTTGTCCATTTACCCAAGGCTTGTGCAATTCAATTACCTTGCGAACCGCTTTCGTGCAAGCAATAAAGGTAGATGCTTTACCAAAGCCATTACTTAGTGCAATCTCTAAATCATCTAATACTGCAACTAATTCTTCATGGCTCATTACGATCTCACCTTCTGTGGTCGCCAGTTGCCTTCCGGACTTATCTCATACCAAATAACATCTTCGCCTTTAGGGCATCGATTCATTTCACCAGTAGCTGCTGCCATGCACTTGAAATGACCCCAAGGCTTGTTAGCCTTTGTCATTCCATGTGCCCAATGCATTTCACCATGAGGACATCGAGGAACATCTTTGTCAGTTGTGCCGCCTATAATGTCCTTCACAACAGCGACTGCTTCAGCTGATGTCGTAGGTGCTGCAACAGTCTTAATAGTCCATGGATCAGATTCATTTACGACAGGGATATATTCTTTCGGTTTGTCTGCGAACTTTGTTCTTGTGACCTTAACCATTTCTTCTCGACTGGCTCGCTTACCCTTGCTTGCATAACCAGCATTCGCAAGTGCTCTGCCGATCGCGCTAGTCTCGCAGTTTTCCAATGCGCTAGTTGCATTAACGCCTCGACTGCTAATCGTCTCCTCAGCGAGTCCGCTGGAGAACGGCGTGCTATCAGCGAAAGTACGATAAAGCCATGCTTTAACAATGTATCTGTCATTTTGGAAACTCACTAACTCTGTTTCTACTCGGAAATCCGGATAGTCCTTGATGAACTTCTCCAGCCTTACTTCTACTGTTTCGTAATCATCTAGATTAAACATAAAGTTCATCCGCCTCTGTTTGTAATTGAACTGCTATTGCCAAATAGGCTATTGCATCAATGTAAGAATCTGTGTGTCCTGGAGTCTCTGTGATTCTTGCAAGTTTAACTTCGACCATTGCAAGTGCAGCTTGAGAGTCTGTGATTGGGTAATCAAGTAGACAGGATAACCTTGCAGCGATGCGACCTTGATTGATTTTCGGATGACCGTAGACCTTGCCACGATCTTGCATGATGTCGATTGCATTGATGAGTGCCTCAGTTGCTTTCACTTACTCACCTGCTCGTAAAACTTTCTCATAAACTTGCGACCTTCGCAATAGCCTCGATCGTAGCCATTCTCCTCGCCTAATCTATAAGCTGCATACACAGCAAAGCAGATTCCGGCAACGATTATTATTGTGAGTGAATTGATTATCATTGTGCCCTTTCATGTAAGCAGCCCTTGCTTACCAGAAAAGTGTGACACAGTTACTGGGATTTACCTGGCTGATTTTGATAACGAAATGGTAACAATTCTGAGTCATCCATCTGGTCATCAATATCCCGAAGGACATCGTTACCTAGCGCGCCCGTATCTCTTACCTGACACAACGAAAGTACCGTCCTTTTCAAGGTTGATGATGCTGACCTGCACGTTTGTACCAATTTCCTCGATAATGATAAATGCCTGTTGCCAGTTCATTGTGCCTTTAGTGTAATGAGCCTGTCTGACATCCATAAGATGCCCTGCTTCCCATCCCCTCAGAATACGCCCTATACGGCCGCCTGAAGCCTCTGTAAACGCTGATTGACCTGCTCTGTGGGTATGACCACAGATAACGCTTATACCGTGCCTACGAGCCGCCTCAAGGGCTGTTAAGCCAGGTGTAGGCTTTACACTCTGCTCATCGCCATGAACTGCCACAATGCCCCTTGCTATGGCGTAAGGCTTCTTGTGATAGGTAATGCCTAGTTCATCGAGCTTCATGAACTTTTCAAAGCGCAACTCTGGCAATGCCAAGAATGCAGGAATCTTCTTCATTGTGACATTGTAAAGTCTGTCTGTGTGATTGCTACGGATCATGTGAGCTTCTTTAGCATGCTCAACTAATGACCAGAGAACCTCAACGGTTTCATCTCTGTCGGCAGCTAGTGTCTGTTCGTACCATCCTGGAGTATTTTCTGTCCATCGTGATATCTGTGGGAGATCGATTTCATCTCCAAGTGTAACGACAGAATCGGGGCGGTAAGCCTTAATAAAACTTGCAACATTTTTTACTGCTACTGAATCGTGATAGGGAACTTGTAGATCGGGTACGACTACCGTTCTTTTCATTAGTCCTCGTCATCATCCTCATACCAGTCAGGCTCTGGAATGTTTGGGTTAATTGGTGATGGCAGAATCCAGTCCGGATAAGCAGACTTTTCGCAAATTATTCCAAGAGCTATATCAGTTGTGAATCCGGCTTTTTTCAAGCCTTTCCAAAACTCATGTAGTCCAATGCAATACGCTTCTAAAGGAGAGTAACCCTGATCCTCTAAAGCCTTTGTTGCTTTTCTCGCCATGTGTTAATTGTCACCGCTCTAATAAAGAAATGATTGTTTCGACACGCGCTTCTAATCTTGTAATTCTGTCATTCATCGATGAACCACCGTTAGGTTTTAGTTCAGCAAGATAATGTTTTACTAGCCAACGGATTGCACCAGTAAAGCCAGTAACGATTGAGATGACTGCAACTGCAAGAGCCGCCCAGTTAAGGGCGCTCATTATGCTTTAATGCCCATGCTTGGGTCGTTTGGATTTAACCAACGAATGATTGGTGGCAAGCATGATGAAAGACCAGCAGCGATTAACGCCTTTGGCTCGGTCACACCAGCTGCTGCAAGTGAAAGAACTGCTACTAAGAATGCTCTAGCCCATGAGCCTGCTGCTGTTTTTAGGTCGTTCATCTATCTGCTCCTAGCATCGGGATATCAAACCAGCTACCGTTCTGGTCGCCTTCTTTAGTGAATGAAATATGGATGTGATGATCGTGGCGGTTAATCCCATCGTAAGTACGCCAACTCCAAGATTTTTTAGCGGAAGCGATTTTGCCTGCATAGATGATGTAAGCAATTCGCTTCTCACCGGACTTGGCGCATAGGCGTATTTGGTCGGCAAGATAAGCACCTGTGCTGGGGCGTGAGTCGAAATCCTTATCCACATCAATAGCCCTGACGTAGCCGTTAGACGGATCGGGATTGTGGTCACTTGGACGACTGGCGTGTGCGGCATCGCCTATCCAACCATCTGACTTACGATCTCTATCTGGAAACGCATCATCAATTTGTTCTCGAAGTTGCTGACCAGCCTTGCATAGTAATGGCTTCATTATCCGAGCAAAAGCTTTGCTTCATCTGCTGTAATGCCTAACTTGCTTAACAGCGCATCTCGTTCAGCTTCTTTCGATACTGCTTCCTGTTGCAGTTGGATATCAAGTTCAACGCCTAATTCATGCTCTGCAATCTCTTCTGGAGTCATGTCTCTGACGATTTGTTGATCTGTCTCAAAATCATAGATTCCGATTTGCTTTGTCATATTAAGATACTCCATATACTGAAACTGAACCTGTGATGTTTGTTGCGCCTTTAAGCAAGAAACCTGTGTAAGTTCTTGCCGTTCCAGATGTTCCGCCGTTAAATAAGACAGATGATGCTGCGGCAGAGTTTACAATGCTACCTGTGTAATAAGGGTCTTTGGATACGCCGTTTACTCCATAGAACCAAAAGTTGCCAGCACCAATAGAGTTTCCAGAAGCGTTAGTATTGCTTTGAAGAATTGTTTGTGCGCCACCATTAACCTGAGTGCTTGCGTTCGCACCTGTGTAAGGCATATTAAAACTGTTTGAATAATAACCAGAAATTTGCGTTGTAGGGCCTGCATAACGCAGTTGTAATTGCAGCGAACCGCCTGCTGTCGCTAAATAAATATATTCAATATTAATCCAGTAACTTGAATAAGTAGATGAAAACACATTGTCAAAAGTCTGAGAAGCGACATTCGAAAATGTAACTGTGCTTCCAATTTTGGTAAATGTGCTTGAACCTGCTGCCCATGTTGGCACTCCACCTGCAACAGTTAAAACTTGATTAGTTGAACCAATCGCTAATCGAGCAGGAGTATTAGCAGCGGATGCGTAATAAAGGTCACCTGTTGCAGTCAATGTATTGGCAGGAGAATCAGCCCACTTGACTTTTCCACCGGATGCAGCATCGCGTGTCAGGACTTGCTTATCTGTGGCAGATGTTGGATCGATGTAATTAATCGTTCCATTTGTGTCATTTATGTTGGCAGCGCTAAAGACATCGCCATCGGCATAACTGACCTTTGTAGGCCATCCAGCAGCCATTAGTTATCTCCTCTGTTCATGTTAATAGTTTACATCCAATAGGGCTTCTTGGGTCACAAATGTGGTAAGCCAAGTGTTTGGTGTTATTGAATGAGCAATGCCCTGACATTGCAAAGTCTTCACAATGCTGGTCGTTCCTTGCCCATAGTTTGTAATTTGCATGGTGTCAAAATAGTCAAGATCGAGAGCTGCTTGGACTCCTGTTGTATAGCCCAAAGTCACCAAATCTAGGGTGATGTTATCGATACGAATTGTGGTGTCTTTGCGAGTCGTGACATAAGCGGTTGCCAAAGCAAGAGCATTGGCATCGGTCTGCATAAGCATATCTGTAGCAGTAATGCCGTGGTAAAAGTAAATGCCTTGAGAAGTGGTATCCGTATAAGTTTGAGCCGTGCCGCCTGTTCGAGTGACTGTGCAAGAATTCACAATGGTCTTGTCATCATGAGCAAAAGTAATGCCAAAATAATTGATGTCTGTTGTGCCATTGTTATTGAACTTAACAGGCGATGCGCTTTGAGCGTTATAGACAAAGGTTCTATCCTTGAATACAGCCATGCCTGCTCTGTCAATATAGAAAGCGCCTTGTTCTGTAAACTCAAGGGTCTGCAAGGCTTCTAAAGCATTTCTGCTAGTACCTGGGTCTGCCTGACAGGTTGTGTCACCTATTTCAATGCTGCGTTGAGCGGAAGGCCATTTGACCGTATCTAATATCTTTCCAACCCGAGTGCCAGTATCTTGTCCAGCTGCTTGTCCGGTAACTGTTGTAATGAGGCTATTAAATAGCAATCTGAAAGCATCATAACAAATCAAATCGACAAAGCCGGTTTCTTGGTCTTTTGGGTAGGTGTATTTGTATTCAGCAATATAGCCGGCAAAGATTGGATAAGTCGTTCCACCATAAGTTGCTTGAACAGTCACTTGGCGCAATGGAACAAGGTTTGGATAATACGGAGAAGCTGTGTTTTGAGGGTTCCAGTAACCGTTTGGATCAACAACGCGAATAGTTGCTTGACCTGCTGTGTATTTATCTTGAAGTAAGTTGCGCTCTTTGCGAGTATCAATCTTAATGACAGATGATGAAATATCGACAATGTTAGTAGGTGTAGATGAAAACTCAGCAAAGCCTAATTTGCTCGTACCCAATACAAAGGGTGGCCCGAATGATGCGCCTTGTGCAAGGTTTAACTTAACAATAGGGGTTGCTGGTAATGCCATTATCTGTAACTTGTCGAATAGGAGATTGGGATTCCAGCAGCTTGATTATTGTAAATACCTTGAGTAATTGCAGATACTAAATCGCGTTCAGTTGTAACTGATCCTGCAACATTGACCGTAATGTTTTGAGAAGATTGAGCAGCCAAAGCAGAAAGGTGTGAGTCGCCAAAGCCCATCGAGCCAGCGACTGTTGATGGAGCGCTTCCGCCCAAAGTTCCGGCTATTGCACCGGCGGTAGAAGTCAATGAATTAATTTCGGACTGTTTGAAAGATTCTAAACCTGCTGAATAGGACGTTTGTAAAGCTAAAGCAGCTTTACGAGCGGCATCGGCAAACTCGTTAGTAGCCTTTGTGGCGTTCCATTCAGCCATGATTTTTCCTGCCAAAGCAGCATCATTGTCATGAATAGCCATTAAGGAACGAAGGCGTAACTCAGTTTCCTTATCAATGTTTTGATTCAAGGCTGCATTGATTTGAATTCGATCTATATCAAATTTCTTTTTGAGTTCTTCTAAAGCCTGTTGGTCTGCTGTAAGAGTTAATTTACGAGTGGTTAAAGCATTGTCAATAGTCTTTAATGCATTTTGTTGTTTTTGAATTTTTAGGGCATCAGCGTTTATTTTGTCAATCTGCTTGCGTTCACCAGGTGATTGTGCTGGAGTAGCTCTGCTTGACTTGGCTAAACCACGAAGAGAAGCAAAAGGTTGAAGATTAGAAATAATGTCACCAAATGTGCCAAAAATTGCTCCAACAACTTTGAAGTTATTTAACTTATCAATAAGAATTGCTAAGCCATAAACTGTGTCACCAATGGCAGTTGCTAAATCTTCTATTTGATTAGTTGTTTTTGTAATTCCGCCAGGTCCTGAAATCAAAGCTAAAGAATCCAATAAATCTTTGCCAATAATCTCTTTAG